CGGCTCAATTCGGGTCAGTCCGGCTACCGCTCGCTCGATGTGATGGATGCCGTGGAGTCGGCACGGGCGGAACTGTTAGAGGTCTTCGCGGGCAACAAGCTCCCGTTCAACCTCCGCACCTCCGTGGCGGATGCCATGGGCGTAATGCCCCAGGCAGCGGCCTACGTCAACAAGACCCTCTTCGAGGACAACCCGGGCTTCACCATTCTCGATGACACGATCTTCAACTCGTTCATGAGTCGAATCGCTGTCGTCAAGGTGTACTGGAAGAAGGACTTCGAGCTGTTCGAGGAAGAACTGGGCGAGGTTGAGGAAGTCCTGCTGGACCAGCTCGCCGCTCCCGACGATGTCGAGCGTATTGACGCCGAAGTCGATGACACGGGGATCGCTACCGGCACGCTCGTCCGCAAGCGGGACACGTCCCGAATCGTCATCGAGGTTGTCAAGCCAGAGAGCTTCATCCTGAGCACTGCCGCCTCTGACGTGCGTGATCGAACGGTTGGGGAGTACATCAAGAAGAGGCTATCGGTCTGGAAGAGCGAGGGCTACAAGGAGGGCGACCTACTCGAGTCTCTGGATGAGGATGAGCGAAACCGCTTCTCCGAAATGGAGATGGCCCGCAGCGACATCAGTGACGGGACCGATGAGGACAATGACCGGGACGCGCTCGACCCTTACATCACGCTCTTGGAAGTCTGGACCACTCTGGACATCAAGCGGGATGGGAATCCGAAGGGCTACCGGCTACTGATTGCGGGGCGGAAGCTGCTCGAGAAGGAAGAGACCGATTTCTTCCCCTACATCACGTTCACCCCGATTCGCATCGCTCACCAGACGCACGGGGCCAGTTTTGTCAAATCTATCTTCCCCACCCAGGACGCCAAGACGGTCCTGACCCGCGGCATCCTTGACCATGTGGTCCGTACTAACAACCCGCGCTACACGGTCCTGGCAGGGACAATCGACTCGGCCCGGGAGCTGTTGGAGAACCGTCTGGGCGGCATCGTCAACATCCAGAAGCCAGATGGCATCCAGCCGATCCCACAGCCCTCCCTGAACCCGTTTGTGTTCCAGACCATCCAGCTCTTGGATACGGATCTGGAGGACACCACGGGCCTCTCGCGGCTGTCCCAGGGCACCGACAAAAACGTCATCTCCAAGCAGAACTCGGAGGGGATGGTTGCGGAGCTGGCTCGGAAGTCCGAGAAGCGGTTCCGCATCGTCGCCCGGCGTTTTGCCGAGACCTTCCTCAAGCCGCTGGCCCAGCTCATCTACCGGCTGGCCCAGGCCAATGACGACCGAGCCATCGAGGTCACGGTCGGTGGGGAGATGCAGCCCACGACTCCGATCCAGTGGCCCGCCTCCTCTACGGTGGTGGTGGACCTGTGGCTGGCTCCGGAGATCCGCAAGCAGAAGGCCGGGGAGATCAAGCAGACCATTGCCGAGATCGACACCAGCCCGACCTTAGCCCCACTCTTCCGGCCCGAGAAGCGCCGGGAGCTGGCTGTGAAGGCCCTGCGGCTCATGGACATCGAGGAGGCCGATAGCCTCTTCCTGCCCGAGCCCCCGCCGCCTCCCCCACCGTCGCCGATGGAACAGCTCGAGATGGAGATCAAGAAGACTGAGATCGAGACCCGGAAGCATCAGGAGGCCATCAGCGAGCGCAAGATTCGCTTGGAGGAGATGAAAGTCCTGGCCGAGCTGAAGGGTGAAGAGCGCCAGTTCTACTTCGATCAGATGAAGGAGCAGGCCAAGATGGCGATGGAGGAGCGCAAGCAAGCCAATACCGAGCTGAACGAGGCCTGGGAGCGGCAGCAGGCGACCCAGACCCCACCGGAAGGCAAGCGTGCCTTCTTCGCTGTGTAATCGAGGACTTCTACATGTTTCGACGTACCTTCATCTTCCTCTGTGCGCTCTGGGTTCAGGCCGCGCTCGCCAGTCCCTTTGTGGTGTCCGACCCCTCCCCCAACCCGGCAGTAACCCACTGCGGGATCTACCTCAATTCCGGGAAGCGGGTGCTCTCTGAGGTTGATCTGACCGGGGCCTGCCGATACGACGTGAGTTCGGTGCCTGAGGGAGCCAATGTGGTGTCTGCGTCCTTCGTTATCGTGGATGAGGTTTGGGGCACCCAGGAGGGGCCTCTGTCGGACCCTTTGTCCTTTACGCGACCCAGTTTTGCGTTGGGCTCCCCAGGATCCCTGAGCCTGGAACCATAACCCGGTGAGGCCCTTCGGGGCCTCTGGAGCTTCTCATTGCGCTCTGGTCAATCGGTGAAGAGGCCCCGGACTTTACGGACTGGGTCACGGCTACCGGGCGCTCCCACGACAACACGGGTGCCACCAAGATCACGGTGATTGACGCCTTCCCCGCGATTGACCTCTCCGGGCAAGGTGAGTCCTGTATGCTCAAGGTCCAGTTTCGGCGCAAACATGATGCGGCGGCTGATACGTATGCCGCCGATGCCCGCCTCGAAGACGCGGACATTCACGTCCAAGTGGACCGTTTCGGTTCACCGCTCGAGTACACGCCACACACCTAGTCTATCCCTTGAGGACGACACATGACCAATGAAGAACAACTGGCAGTTGCCAGGGGTGACGCAGCCGATGCTCTCCTGAACAGTGAGCCCTTCTTGTCCACGATCACGGATCTGGATCAGAAGTACTACAAGAGCTGGCTGATGACGATGCCGGGCGATACGGAAGACCGCGAGTATCTGTGGAGCAAGGCCAAGGCCCTCCAAGACCTCGTCAGCGAATTGGCTATCCGTATCGCTACCCGAGACCAACTACAAGCTCGCGTTGAGCTATCCCTGGAGGATGACGACTGATGTTTACGAACGACGGTGACGAGACCACTATCCGCAACGACGTGGGAATCGGTTCCTACACCGCAGACGATGCCGTCAGCTCTTTGCTGAAGAAGTGGGGCACTGATGACGACGAGGACCAGGGCGAACCTGTATCCGAGTCTGGGGATGGTCCCAACGACTCTCAGGATGATGAGTCGGGAGACGAGGGCGAGGAGGCCCGAGCCGGTGATGACGACTCTGATACCGGATCTGATGGTGAGGATGGGGGCGAGCCCGGGTCTCGAAAAGAGGCCCCAGACGACGCCATCGTCCGCTATAAGGTCGGGGATGAGGAGTTCGAGATTCCTGTCAAGGATCTCAAGCGTCTCGCCGGTCAGGAAAAGGCTCTGACTCAGCGGAGTCAGCAGCTTGCCGAGCAGCGGAAGCAGTACGAGCAGAATGCCCAGATGCAGGCAGTGGCTCTTGATCGGCTGATGCAGAATGCAACAGAGCGGTTCAAGCCCTACCAAGACATCGACTGGGTTATGGCTGCGGCGAAGATGGAGCCTGAGGAGTACGCCCAGCTCCGCGAGGATGCCCAGACTGCATGGCGCGACGTGCAGTTCCTCCAGCAGGAGGTCGGGGGCTTCCTCCAGAAGATCGAAGAGGATCGCAAGGTCACTCTCCAGGCGCGAGCCCGAGAGGCCATGAAGACGCTCACCGATCCCGTTGAGGGCATTCCCGGCTTCAACCGTGAGGTCTACCAAGACATCCGGTCCTTCGCCATTTCCAATGGGCTCCCCGAGCCCGTGGTCGATTCGCTCGTTGACCCCGCTGCCCTCAAGATCATCTACAAAGCGATGCAGTTCGACAAGGGAGCATCCGCAGGCAACAAGGTAGTCCGCAGGCCCAAGACGCCCACCAAGGTGGTGAGTAAGGCTGGCGCTTCCGAGTCCGTTGCCGCAGCCCAGGACCGTGCAAAGTCGGCCATGCGCCGTCTCCGCACGGAGAAGACGGCTGAGGCTGCGGTGGATGCCCTGGTTGCTCGCTGGGCGGATGATGACTAAACCACCCCCTACTCTCGAGGAACCATTCGATGGCTAACACCACGACTTTCACGACCTATGACCTCGTCGGCATGAAGGAGGACGTCAGCGACGTCATCTCCGACATCTCTCCGGAGGATACTCCGTTCCAGTCCATGATCGGCTCCGAGAACGTCTCGGCCCGTAACCCGGAGTGGCAGGAGGACGCCCTCGACAATACCGTTCCGGTCAACATGGCTGAGGGCGCGGCCTTCTCTGACAAGGCCCGTACCCCGACCACGATGCGGTCGAACTACACGCAGATCATCGGTGATGCGTTCACCGTGTCGCGTACCGCTGACAAGGTCGCCAAGCATGGTCGCAAGACCGAGACCGCCCAGCAGCTCGTCAAGGCTGGCAAGCAGCTCAAGAACTACCGGGAGATCTCTTTCATCGGTGCGGCCCAGAATGCCACCCTGGGTGCCGATGAGCAGGCTGTGCGTCTCTTCGGTAACGTGCGCGGCGAAGACCCGCTGGGTGATGCCATCGTCACCAACGTGGAAGACCCGGCTGCGTCCACCACGGCATACGATGAGGCCCGGCTCCTCACCCACATGCAGATCGGTTATGACGCCGGTCAGCCCTTCAAGTACATCATGATCGCGACCAACCTCGCCAAGCTGGTGAGTGGTTGGGCGACCGTCGCTGCGGCTCGCTTCCGTGACGCCGGGCAGTCCAAGGAGATCGTGATGGTCGTGGAGGTCGTGGTGACTCCGTTCGGTACTGCCAAGGTGGTCCTGAACCGTCATGCCGTCTCCTCCACCGCCTTCTACTTCGACAAGTCGTTCTGGAAGATCGGCGTGCTTGATGGGTGGCAGAAGGAGAAGCTGGCGAAGACCGTTGACGGTACTCGCTACTCCCTGGTCGGTGAGTTCACCCTCATCCATAAGAACTATGGTGAGGGTCTGATCGCTACCGGCCTGGCCGCGACTACGACCTAATAATCCCACCAGTGGGAATGACGGGGGGGCCTTCGGGCTCCCCCTTTTGGAGGTACACCAATGACTCAGCCCATCGTACACGCCATCCGCAACAAGATCGTGGATGTCACCGATGATCCGCTGGATACCCCGAAGATGGTCATTCAGCGATCCCAGACCATTACCAAGGAGTTCTTGGAAGAGAACCAGGCCATCAAAGAGGCTCAGGACGCCAAGCACGCTCCGGACACGGTGATCGCGGCCCGCATCCCTGTGGGCATCTTCATGGACTTCCTGCGTCGGAAGGGGCTGTCCTTCTCGGATGGTATGGAGCTGGATGTCGCCACGATCCAGAAGTGGCTGCGTGAGGAGGGGCTGGGGGCTTTCGATCTCACTAAGCGGAGACTGACCTGATGAATTTCGGGGAGCTAAAGACTGAACTGCGGGATCTGATGGCCCGCACCGACTACACCAATACGAAGGCGGGGCAACACATCAACCGGGCCATCAATCGTCTCAGCCGCGTCCAGGGGCTCCCCAACATGGAGAAAGCGGTTGAGGTGGTGCTGGAAACGTCGCCATCCATCCCGATCCCCACCGACTTCATCACGATCAAGCATCTGATCTTCGGTGATGTGGATCTGAGGAAGCTACCCTATTCGGTCTTCCTCACCATGCCCGAGCAGGGCACACAACCGCGGTGGTACTCCCGCATCCGTGCTCAATGGGATGTTCGCCCCGCGGCTCCTGGCCTCGAGGGCGTCCTGATCTACGTCGCGGAGTGGCCTTCCCTGGTGGCGGATACCGACAGCAACGAGCTGCTTGTGTCGGCCCCGGAGGCTGTCCTGTACGGTGCCGCCAGCTATGCCTGCACCTACTTCAAGGATACCCGCCTCGAGGAGTTCGAGGCCCGCTACAAGGGCCTGGCGGAAGAGACCGCCGAGCAAAACCGGAGAGCGGAGCTATCCAGCCCCACCGGCATGATCCTACAGACGCCCTACGACGGGCTCGACTACTAAGGGGGGCTTATGGCTGCGTCGTTCTATAGCAACTCCCGGGCTTACCGGGACATCGCGGAGCAGTCGGCAGAGAATGCCTCCGCATCCGCTGCCGCCGCCGAGCTGTCTGCCTCAGAGGCGGCTAATTGGGCACTCCAGGCCTCCAACGCTGCGGCCCCCGTAGCCGATGCCGTGGTGGTCGCACAAGCGGCCCAAGCGGCTGCTGAGACCTCCGCAGGAGAGGCCGCGCAGTCTGCCATTGATGCCAGTGGCTACGTGGCGCAGTGCGCTGCCGAGAAGGATGCGGCTCAGATCTACGCGGGCAATGCCGCCGCCTCCGCAGCGAATGCGGACCTCGCAGAGACCGATGCCGAGGCGGCCCAGGTCGCGGCAGAAGCCGCCGAGCTGAAAGCCTCGAAGTGGGCGGATCAAGCTGAAGACGTGGTAGTCGCGGATGGTCGGTACTCGGCCAAGCACTGGGCAGCGAAGAGCCAGGACTATTTGGACCAGTTCCAGATCGTCTACACTCCGGTCGATCCGAATGAGATCGTTGATGACTTTCTGATTGTCGATGGTGGGGCTGACCCGGTCACGATCAACAAGGCGCACCTTGTAGCGACCGGAGCAGGCTTCACGATCAACTTGCCTGCCCCCACCACGACCGGAGAGTGGCTACACTTCCAGTTCGACGGGGATGTCGGCGCAACCAACATTACCCTTGACGGGGGCGATCTGACCATCATGGGGGATGAAACCCTCATCTGTGACATCAACTATGCGCGGTTGACGTTGGTCTACAACGGTACGGAGTGGAGAGTATGAGACTGAGTACTCTTGGGGTTGGAGGGGGCGCGAAACAGCACCTCCGTGAATACACGACCAACGGCACCTTCATCTTCCCCACCGGAGTCTATGCCGTAAGGGCTTTCCTACAAGCGGCTGGTGGGTCTGGCTCTACGAATGAGGCGTCTTATTCTGCGGCTGGGGGTAACGGTGGGGATGCTCTGGTTGACCTCCTGATCAAGGGAGAGCCTGGGGATGAGTTGGATCTGGTGATTGGGGCTGGGGGCGCGGCCCGCACTAGCTCGGCCAATGCCCAGGTCGGTCTTGGTGGTGGTGATACCTACATCACGCTGCCAAACAATACAGTGATCCGCGTCTCTGGCGGGGCGGCAAACAGTGCCGCGCATACCTCTGTGGCACAGCCATCTTCCCTACTCACCCGACTCCCCAACTACATTCCAGGTGGACGGGGCTCTACTACCAGTAGCAACGGTGAGTCTATTCTGGGTGCTAACCCTGGGGGTGTGGGGGCACAGTACTCCGGGGCGCTGTACGGTGGTGGTGGTGGAGCGAGCTTCTTCGGCACCGGCTTGAATGGTGGTGCTAGTACGGGGCCGATCCCATGTGAAGTGTGGGATGCGGAAACAAGCGGATACGGTGGTGGTGGTGGTGGCTTCTGTTCCAACAGTCTGACCGTTAATCAGGCTTCCGGGGCTGGTGGGAATGGAGCGATCTGGTTCCTTTGGGAGGGAGCGGACTATGGCACATAAACGCATCGCGACCCTCGCTAACGGCAGGGTGGTCAACATCTCGGTCGCCAGGGAGAACGCTGTCCTGGCCCCGGGTCAGGTCGATGTCACAGGCCTCGGTGTGGGGCCTGGCTGGCTCTATGACGGCTCCGTGTGGGCACCCCCTACCCAGGACACCTCGGAGGCTGAGATCGCCCCCAAGACGCTCCTACGGGCTCTCACGCCGGATGAGATCGACGGGATCGTGGCGTCAACCGATGCCGCCGTCCGGGTCATCCTCGAGCGGTTGAGGACGTACCGGGAGCTGGAGCTGTTGGTCCCGGTCTCCAAGGTCGGAGGCCTTCTGAACCTGCTGGTGTCCAAGGGACTGCTTACTGCTGCCCGGCGCACGGAGCTGGTCGCAAAGCTCGGAGGTGGGTGATGGAACCTGAAGATATCCTGCCTCATGTGACCCGCCGCCTTGAAGTGGTGGAGACCCGCATCGACAAACTGGATGACCGTTTTCATACCGCTGTGTATGAGGAGTTCTCTCGCTTGGATCGGCGCGTGCAACACATGGAAGACGGGCACATCCACCAGACCGAGCAGATCTCGGAGCTGAAAGAGGGCGTCCAGAAGAGCCTCACTATCGGGGAGTCCATCCTTCAACGGTTGGACGAGCACATCCTGACCGAAGCTCGGGATCGCTTCATCTTCATGGGAATCCTGATCCTTGGGATGCTTGGCACCTTCTTCACCACTCTATGGGAGCATCTACTCAAATGACCAAGGCACTGCTCGTACTCCGTATGGTGTGGCCCTTCCTCAAGACGGTCTGGCCGATCATCGCTGACGGCAAGATCACCCGCGAAGAGCTATACCTCGTCGTGGACCAGATGGTCGATCAGTTCGATCCAATCAACGACCAGATCACGCTCTGGAAATGACAAAAAAAGCCCGGACCTTTCCCCATTACAGGGATTGGTCCGGGCTTTTTTTGGTCAGGCAGGTTGGAGGATGATGTTGATCTGCTCGAGTCGGGCGATCTCCTGATAGAGCCTGGCGATCTTTGCCGCCCGCTGGGCCTCGGCAGCCATCCGGGCCAGCTCGGGGCAGCTAAAGGCCTGCTCTCCGATCATCGCCCACCGCTCCTCGTTCTGGATGAAACGGTTGTCTGGGGCTCGTTTGACGTTACGCATGATCTGGATGCCGTTGCCCTTCAAGGCCTCTCCGATGTAGTACCACGGTTGGTCTGGGCCAAACGGTCCAACACTGCTTGCTTCTCGGTCGGTGTCATCTTCGACCATCTTGCGATCTCCTTGGTTGTTCTTCCGCAGCCCTGGCAGATACCGTAGACGGCTCGGCACTCACCTCGACAGGGGGACTTCATACTGACTCACTGGCTTCTACCTCGTCGCAGATGGTATAGGCACAACCGGCTGCCCAAGAGTTACCAGCATTGTCCAATGACCCCGCGGCAGACCGCAGGGCAGCAATCAGTTTGGTGCGGTCACGCTCCATCTGCCTGGCGTGGTCCGTCAAATACGTTACCGTCTCCCATGTACGGGCTTGCTCCAGCACGGCATCAGTCAGTGGCGTATCACCCATGCTTCACCCTCCATCGCTTTGAGCACGTCACGAGCCCTGTCCAACATAACTACCATACCAGCACTCCCCGGTGGAACCTCGACCACAGTGCGCAGGGCGTCGATCAACCTGGCATCCTCACCAGATCCAACAGCTCCGCTGGCTTGTAGTTCAGCCCCTTGAGCACCTTCCCATCCTCCCTGCGGGTCACCTTCCCGTTCGCGTCCAGCTTGGACATGTTGGAGGCATGGACTCGGGCGAAGGCCCGGTCGAGCACCGGCTCGAACTGACCGGCCACGGTGGTGGTATAGTTGAAGCGGTCAATGCAATCATCCAACGCATCCCCCAACTCCTTTGACAGAATCACCTCTTCGCCATCCGGGTAACAGTTCTGGAATCCCAGCAACACGTACCCGAAGTCCGAGATCTCCTTGAGGAGATCCGCTACAGCCTTCTCGACTTCGGAGACTTCTTCCTGCATCAGTTTCAGCCAGAACTCCGGGGTCATCGGAGTCTCGAAGATCCGCTGGAAGTCAGCGACCAGTTCTGCACGATCATCTGCTGTCATGGGTTATACCTGCTTGATGTGGGCGATTGGGAGTGGGGTAGAGTCGTTCGACTGCCAGGAGGTCTTGAGCTTTTCACCCCAGGCGTCCCACTTATGGTTGTCCAGCTCCTTGTGCTTATAAGGAAATCCCCCTGCGCGTAGGTTCAGCTCGAGAATCCAGAGATCCACAGCGACCTTCACTGCGGGCGGGAGTTTGTTCCGAATGGTCGGGTCCGTGAGCCATTCCCGTAGGTTGGCTTCTGCGTTGGTCATCATTCACCTTCTTACGTAGATGGTTGCGGTAGGCTGTCTTCCAGAATGGGATGGGGGTGCCGGGCCACCTCCGCTGTAGCTCGGCAATCTCCCCCTCGACAGCCCGCAGCTCGGCGCTGTCATTCAACATGTCAGATACCACACACCCCAGACTTACAGGCCTGCTCCGAGTTCTCCTCGAAGACCACCCCCTGATTGGCCTTGGCCTCTGTATAGGACACCGGGACCAACGGCTGGCCCCCGCGAGCCCCATCGGGATAGAAGGTCAGCCCCCGGAGCCTCGGGGCGTAATGCGCGATGATCCGGGCCATGTCTGGAATGCGGTCCTCGTTGTTGTACTCCGACCCCCAGTGCGGGAGGTTCAGCGTGGACGAGATCGCATGGTCCACGTACTCCTGAACGTCGGCCTGGAATGCGATGCGGCGCTCGGGGTCCATGGCGAGGTCCACCGACGTCTCGATCTTGTCGGGGTCAATCCCGCTGGCCTGGATGATCGTCTCGGCCCCCTGGTCGATGGCATACGTGAACTTCCGCACCTCACCGTCGATGTATCGCCGCTTGTACGCCACAGCGAATATCGGCTCAATTCCCGTGGTCGTACCGGCGAGAATCCCGATGGTCCCGGTGGGGGCGATAGCGCGATACCCGACCGGGTGGTTGAGGAAGAACCTGTCGCAGTGGGAATTCGCGGCGGACTCAGATACGTCCCGGTACACCGAGAGCCAGGCCCTCAGCTCGTCGTTCATCTCGTAGCGGTAGCCCCGCTGGAGCAGCCACTCATGGACACCCATGAGGCCCAGCCCGAGCCTCCGGTTCTTCTCGCGGGTCGCCCGGATGGCCTCGTTGGGCACTTCGCCCCGGATGGTTCCACACACCAGAAACTCGCTCGCCCGCTCTACCACCGCCTTGAACGTGTCGATGTCGGGGACAGCCGCCATGTTGATGCTGCCCAGATTGCACACGTCGGAATCATCCGCTGTGGTAACTTCGCAACACGCATTGCGTCCGGTCTCGTTCTCCTTGTCGTAGAAGTTGAAGCTAAAGCCAGGCTCGCCATTCCGCATTGCCATCTCGACATTCTGGAGGAACACGCTCGTCAGCCGGTGACCCTCCAGCCATTTGGTGTCGTAGTTCACCGAGATGTTGGTGAAGTCCAGGGGAGCATGGGCGTCGAAGTCATTCATCTTGAGCTGGAAGTAGGTCAGCCCCTCCCCGCCCGGGACCAGCATGTTTACCCAGTCCTTTGCCATCAGCCACTTCCAGATGTCCGGGTGGCTATGGTTCAATGAACCGTAGATCGCAGATCGCCGGGAGCCGCCCTGGCGCACATTCCGACCATACTCATTGACGCTGTGTGCGAGGGGGATCGGACCAGAAGCGCGGCCTCCGGTCTTCTTAAGGATCGTGCCCTCTCCCCGAAACACGCTGTAGTCGATCCCGATGCCGCCACCGGACATGAGTGCATCCGATGAGGCATGAATCAACCGGCCCCACTCCTCCCGGGTATCCTCCTGGCCGATGAATAGGAAGCAGTTGTTGTAGAACTTGACGCCCCGCCCACCGTAGTAGATGTAGCGGCCGCCAGGGAGGAACATGAACTGGTGCATGAAGTGGGCCAGATCCGTTCGGTCGCTTCCGGACATCAGGGGATGAGTGGTGCCGCCCCGCGTGCCACAGACGTCATCGACCACCGTCTGCGCCCGTTCCCGCCACGTCTCCGATTGAGTGAGTGCATATTTGGAATAGAAGATGTCGCGCCCGAATGAGGTACGAAAGTTGTTATCGGTTGACTTCATGTGGTGGTCTCACGGGTGGGAGTATCGGGGATGAGCGGGGGCTTCCATGGGCGGACCTCCTTCTTGGTGAAGTCGTAGTCTTCCGCCCGGAGGATACGAGCCATGGTAGCTTGGATGCGGGCCTCCTCTTCATTGCTTCCGTGCTGAATGAAGGCCTCGCGCACGGAGGCCCAGGAAGCGCCGTGTGTGTCGAGCCACTTCTTGGCCTTGACCGGGCCGAATCCCGGCAGGCCTGGGTAGCCGTCTGAGGTGTCCCCGGTGAGGGTCTGAAGCCACCACTGGTAGTCGGCCTCCTTGGAAGTCACCCTAAAGATGCTGCCGGGGTTCTTGATGTCGGCGTGTTTACCGGGGATGGTCAGGAGATCCTTGTCCACCGACCAGATCACGACGTTGTGGTCCCACTCATCGAGGAACGACCACCGCGTAGCCAGGATTCCGATGACATCGTCCGCCTCGAGCCCCGGGCGCAGACACACGTCTTCGCGCTTGGTGAGGAGGTCGCGGATGGGGAGCAGGGCCAGCGGTTTGGGGGCGCTCCGGTTGCTCTTGTAGGCAGGCCAGATGGCCTTGCGCCAATTCTCAGCCGAGTCGGTGAGGCAGATCATGGGAACCCCGTGCCACAGCTCCCCGATCTCCTCCACCCGCCTCAGGAAGGCGTCCCAGATCGGCTGATGGTCCGCCCATTGGAGGTAGTAGTGGCTGTTCCCCTCCTTGATGACCAAGGTCTCCTGCCGCTTGATGGCCTGCATATAGAGGAGGGTGTCGGCATCGACCAAGATGATGCGTTTGGAGATGCTCATGTACCATTCTCCTCTACTACCTCGACGCCCAAGCACTCCGCATCGGATATCCCACACCAACGGGTCACCGGAAAGTCACAGTTGGGGCAGTGGGTGGTCGTGTTGATAAACCGCTGGGTGTCATCGAATGTGGAGCCGCAGTGCGTGCAGCCCCACAGAAAGCGACCACGGTAATCCTCAAAGAGAACCAACGTGGTGTGCTTCTGCGAGGTCTGCTCGCTCATCGGCCCCTCCCATTCCGGTAGGGGTTCTTCTTCCCGTTGCAGGTGAAGGCCGGGAAGGAGGCGGCGGTGGCGTGGTTGTCATTATCCCAGGCCGCACGCAGGGCCTTGTTGTCGGCGTTGCGGGCCCGGGCACCGCTCTTGCGGTCTTTCTCGGTCTTACCAATACGGGTCTTGGGCATGGTCGTCTCCTCAGAAAGGTTGGTCGGCGTCATAGATCAGCCAGTGGGTCTTG